TTTGTTAGTATTTTCATAGTATTGTAATACGTTAGTTGCTGTTAGCGGGTAGTTAGTGGCAAGGCTAAGGCAAATCCACCTCGAAAGAGTTGCCACATTCATCACATTTAATTTCTACTGTATATTCGTGATTATTAGCAATATCCCAATCATCTTTATATTCGCTGTAAATAGTTTCTTCGCAATAAGGACAATTACATACATAACTTATAACTTCTTCTGCTATAACTTTTTTTAATTCTTTTGCCATTTTATTTAATTTTGTGAAAAGCCCAGCCACTAACAGCGTGTATAAAAAATGGCGGGTTCTCGGTTAATTTAAAGTTTTGTTTTTCTAATTAAGTTTTGTGCTTGCTGAAAGTTTTGGAGTTCTAATCGCCACCTGACATATACACGCAAAACGTTATAAGCTATTTACAACCGAAAGAAAGAACGAGCTTGTTCTCTACATTGTAATTTCAACAAATAACATTCATCATAAGTCATAAATTTATCTACATATTTGATGTAAAGTAGGTATTCTAATATTTTTACTTTCATAATAAAACAGCTTATAACAGCAATTACACACTATTGCTACATTGTGATTAATTTAGTGTTTGTTTCGTGTCTTTCAGTTCCGTGTTAAACTGAAAGATGGTTTGTGTTTTTACGCAACAGCTGTGTAGTTGCAGAACGTTATGCCCAATTTAATTTTTAACCAAAAAAACATCCGTACTCGACAATGATGCTCCAACTTTGAAAGAATGTCCGTTGCTCCAAAAATGAATTGCTCCACTTGGGTAAAACATATCGTTTCTAAAATTGTAGTCTGTTGCAGTTGGTATTTTCCAACAAATATCATCACAGGCAGCGGCTATTTCTATTGGCTTTCTTTCGCTATCTAATCCAATAATATACATCAAAGCCCAACCGCTATCATGTTTTTTACCGCTTGGCACTACTACAATGCTTTTGTAGGTTTTTACTTCATCCCATTTTCTAAATGGTAAGTTTCGCAATTCTTTTATTTTCATAACTTTTTTTGGTTAAAAATTAAACTTTCCCTTCGGGGGCATAACAGCACCTAATGTCAAGCGGCTACATACTAAACGCCTATTGCCGCCAGCCATTAGCTGCAAAACGTTATAAGAAATAGCTACGATTCGTTTTTATAAGATTTTTTAAATATTTCTAATAATTCTTTAGTGTTATATTCGGTATATATTATATCTTCATTATATTGAATTACTAACCATTCTGCAAATTTAATGGCAAAATTATCGCATATTTCTATACAATCATTTGTGTCAAATTTTAAAAAATGAGGTTTAGAATTTTTTAATACTTTTTCAAACTTGTCTTTTAATTCCATAATATTTAGTTTTAAATTATCCGCTACTTCTTATAACAGGTGTTTGTAGCTACCAGCCGAATATACTATGCTTGTAGGCTGGCATCTACAAGCACCGATACGTTATACTTGTAAATATTGCGATAAAATTGTAGAATCTCGCAATATTATTTTTACATCATTTTCTCAATTATAGATTCTATTCTGCCTTTCATTCCGTGACCTGTAACTTTCAGTACTTCGTGAACTTTCCATAGTTCGTCTATAATTTCGTTGCGTTTTTCGTGAAATACGTGCTCGTGTCCTGATTCGTATGCTTCCGAAAGGTTATCCCAATGCGGTGTAAACTCATCGTTAAAAGTTTCTCTATTCATAGGACTATCGCTATCGTGTAATCCTGTTTTGTAATCATCGTAGTTAAAACTCATAATTTCTCTTTTTTAATTGTTATCTGAGTACAAATATAAGTCTATATTTTGAATTAAAAAAACTTTTTTTCAAAATTAACATAAAAAAACCGTTAAACTTAATTAACGGCTTTTAAATAAGTGCTCTAAATGGTAGCAAATTCAAATAGACTGGTACACTATTTACTCAATTTATGTGCAAACAATTTTACAACAACTCCCACAGGAACTATCTTTGCAATAAATCTTAAAATTCTACCAGCGTTGGTAGTTGCTGGACTTTGGCTGTACTTAGTGGCAGCGTTAGTCAATAAGTTTTCAATCAATTCTTTTTCCATAATGTTTTTTACTTTTTAAAATATATTTGAGATTCTCTAATTCTTCTATTTTCTAAACCTTTTATTTTTTTACCTCCAGCGTTTACCCACTTTAAAAATTCGTTAGCTATTGCTAATTGATTTGGGTCTTTATTTACTAACTTTAACAAGGTACTATTTTTAAAATTACTAGCACCTACATTAAACGTAAAAGATACCAAAGCGTTAAACTGATTTTGATTTAAAGGAGCAGTTACCATACCGCTAACTTGTTTTGCAAAACTATCAGCAATTACTTTAAGGAGTTCTAAGGCTTGTTCTTTAGTAATTGGATTGTCCAGCATAGTAACCTTTCTACCGTCCTTGTAATAGGTGTTTCCGTATCCTATTGTAGCTTTTTTAGCTGAACATAAATAAGGCTTTAAAGATAAACCCTCAAAACTAGCTATTAAGTCTAAGCATTCATTATTTAATTTCATCTGTTATAATTTCGTTTAAATCTTTTTTTAATCCGTTTGCTTTTTTCATCCACCTTTTTAAAGTGGTCAAAATTGATTCCTTGTACTGCTTTTCGTAAGTTTCATCAATACTTATCATTTCATTAACAATAAACAAAATAGTTAGTACTTTTGTAGCGAGTGATTTAATCCCTAGAACCACCTCACCATCTAATATAATTTGGTCAATTCCGTATGATGCTAATATGGCAAAAGAATAGAAAGAAACCTTAATAACGATGTTAAAAAATTTATTTGATTCAAACCATCTAACGCCTTTTATTCGATTTGCTCTAGCGTAAAGTAAGGCAACAAAGGTATCTAAAAGGACAAATAAACCAACTAGGTAAACAAAAGGTAAAACTGGCATCACTAAAGTAAGCAATGAAGCGAAGAAAGTTAGTATTAATATTTTCATGAGTTCAAAGATATGCTTTTTTTACAATGGTTTTTGTCTATAATGTCTAAAATTTTAACTAAAATACGCCCGCATTTAGTTAGGGTATTATCTCGCTCGTTTTTACCAAGTGCGCTCGATATTGTTTCGTTTGGGTTGCCAAATTGGTAACCGTTATCCGTTATAAAATAAAGGTTTAGAAATGCCCTAAATTCTCTATTTCCGAATTTGTCTAAATTGAGTGCAGTTTGTTTGAAATATCCTTTTTTGTTTTTTACACAAAAGTAATTGATAATTGATAGCGGTAAGAACAATACCCACGCGATAATTAATAACATAATTCGATATAATTTGAGATTTGTAAATGCAATCTACCGTATAAAGTAACTCCTATATTTTGCGAGCCTAACGCTTCTAATTTAACTAAACCGCTAATCCACTGCCCAGCTCTAATTTCGTCACGTACAGGTATCAAAAGTTCCTCAATAGCCTTATGCTCGGCTTCACTTATTTGACCGCTTAATTTAGCCACGCGAAATTCTGCGCTAATCTTTAAATAAGCGTCCATTCCGTCACGTTCCCTTTGTTGGTATTTAGCGAACTCAATTTCTATAAGTTCCTCCGCAGTTGGAATGTGTGTTTCAATCAATACGCCGTTGACTAAACGAGGCTTTACAAATTGCGTGTTTAATAAAGGTGTACCATTTTCGGGACACGTATCACTCATAATGCAATGAGTGATATAATTGTTTTCGTCTAAAATTGAGTATAAAGGCATAATTATTTAGTTATTATAAGTGATGTTCTTATTACCGAATCGGTTGATACCGACAATTGTACGCTAGTAAATAAATAGTTGTCAACTGCTGGATTAAATGTTGTGGAAAGTTGTACAGCACCACCAGCGTAATCGGTAAATCCCGCAGATGTACCGAGTCTGTTTTTTATCAAACCTCCGTTTATTTCAAAAGTCCTCTGCATATTAGCGGATATTTGTGTCGAAATACAAAACGCACTAGATAACAACAATGCCGTTGATATATTATTTACCGTATTAAAGTGGAATCTAAATGTTAACGTTCCAGCAGTTCCAGTTTTAAAAACC